GGTCGCTTTCTGTTAATCTAATCCTTCTTTTCATATCTTTAATTACGATAATATTTTGTTTATTTTTGTAAGTTTTTCGTTAATTGACGGTTTCATTGATTTGTTGACATCAGACTCAATGAAGGACTGCAAGCCATCATAGTTAGTGGAAATCCAAGCATTTGATGTGGACGGTTCCATTACTACGTCCCAACCTACCAACTCAAGGTCATCACCGACAACAAGCACACCCATTTTCTGTTCAACACTGCCAACTGCTCTTGATGACACGCCTACTTGTATTCCGTCAAGAATCATGTTTGCCACCAAGTCGCCGCTTGTAGAGCAAACGCCATAACGCTTATAACCCGGTGAAAGGTGAAGTTTCATCTCACCGACAAGCGTTCTTCCTTCCCATCTTAAATCGAGGATGTTATGTGTTACATCATGGCCGGATAATGTTGATGAACTTGGGTGGTCAAGAGCACCGATTGCTCTGTGCTCCTTAATCTGATTTTCTATGTATTTCTGTACTTCCCTTTTAAGAATCGCTTCAGGATAAATTCTTCCGTTCGCATTCTTGATTCCGTATTTCTGAAAAACCGCATAAACGACAAAGTCATCTGGTATGACAAATTTATCGTGATGCGCTATATCTTCCTTAATCTGCTGTATAGTATCACAATTGCCAATGATATGACCGTCGTGCTCTATTAATAGACCCCTTCCGGTTTGTCCCTTTTTTATCTCGACTAATTGTTCCATTTCTGTCTTAATTGATTGTTTTATCAATAAATAGGGTATAAACACAAAAAATGCCGCCATTTCTGACCGCATTCATTTGTTATTTTCCGTAATGTGTGTGTACTTAACTGAACATATCAGTAACGTCTTGCCATCCTGTGCTGTCACAGAACAATACTCGTCCGTCGATTTCTACAAGGTCACTGACGGAAAGGCTGTGTCCGTTATATCCTTCTGGATGTTTCCACTGAAGGTACGAATAGACTTCATCTACTGTGTCAACCGGTAATTCTCCGTCATAGACAACCCTATAAAGGCTTGGGTCGAAATCCAAACCGTAACGTTCAAGTCTTTCCAATGATTGGAACAGTCTTCCATGTGATTCCTCATTATGTGGGTCGAGTTGGTATATTACGACATGTTTGCCCTGTGTCGGCATCTCATCCTCGTTAAGGATTCTTCTTACTGATTCTGCAATAAGTCTACGCAATCCTGATTCTGTTAACCTTATCTTTCTCATTTTATTGTCTATTTTTCAAATAAATAGTAGATTAGACTATTCTTTGATTTTTAGACCTATGTAATCTACGGCATATTTTATCACGTCATTCAGTTGTTCTGCTATTTGCGCTACCATTTTAAGGCAAACATCTGACGGATAATCACCGGTTTCTTTTAAGTAAACTTCATACTTCAGTGTGCTTGACTTGTTATTGGCAAGACCAATCGGGCTTAAATCAAAAAAACACAGTGCTTCATATTTTGAAAATATATGGGCAAGTCCTCTCTTGTTTTCTGCGAATTTTTCGCGGAATAACTTGTTTATATAATCAACCTCATACCCATAAAATGTCTTTGAGTGGTCTGACATTATATGCGCTTTCGCCCTTAAAACATATACCTTTTTAGATGATGCATCTATTATTGAACAATACGCCTTTACCCAAGGCTCAGTTTCAATCTCGTGTTTTTTTATTGAATTTTTTTCCCTTGCCATATGTTATTCCATATTTTTGTAAAGGTACTACTTTTTTGTTAAAGAATGTTAAAAAACAAGAAAAGCGTCCATTTCTGAACGCTTATCTTCTTATATTCTGTTATAATTTTACATATTGTTGCATGCCAACCAATTCATATTGCTACTTTGTGATTCCAAAAACGAATCAATCGCTTCCGATGCTGCGAAAAGTTGGCTTGCGTCACCGTCAAACTTTTGTGCGATAGAATAAAGTTTATTCGCGGTTGCGTGTAATTCCATCACCATTTCGTTTGTAATGCCACTTTTTTCATAATCCTCATTGATAATCCTACGAACGGACTCACTAACCAAGTTATGTAAATCTTTTTTTGTTAATCTGATTCTTCTCATTGCCGTTGTGTGTTTTTATTCGCTCATTATTTGTGAAATCTCCGCGAACTTTGCGATATCTGAAAGCAAAGTATTGGGGTTGTATTCCATTTCGTTCAACTGAACAATCACGTCTGAACTGTCGTCGCCGATTGACTCCCTGATGCTCTTGATTGCTTCTGAACGTCTTGCCTCGAACAGACCTTCCTTGTCTTCTGTGGTCTCTACCAACTTAACCAATTCCATTTCTGATTCCGTGATTCCGTTTGAATATTTCTCTGTAATCTCTTTGAGTTTCTTGCGGTAATCTTCCTCAGTTAATGTATTATCGTCAGTCTTTACACAGTTGCGTTTGATATATTCAGAAACAACTCCTTTTGCGTTGGAGTAATCTTTCATGTTTTCGAATGTTGGCTTATGTGTGATAAGATACTCAATGCTTTCATATAAGTCCATCTCATCGTCATCAATGTTAACCAATTCATTCAAGTTCGCTTCTGATATCAGTTTAAGGAGTTTGTCGTTGCTTTCGGTGATTTTCTTCTTATTAAGGCCGGTGCATGCGACATTCACCACGTCCTGAACGAAGATTTCAGGATATTCAACATTCTCAGCATTTCTGAATGCTTCGTACAGTTTGAACTGTTTCTTGAGAACCTTGTCTTCGCGGATTAACTTGATGATTTTTGCGTATGCGTCACGTTTTTTCTTGTCTTCCAACAATCCATTCGTGTTTTCCTCGATGACCTTGTATATGATTCCGAAGTTGCGGCCTTCACCGTAAAGGCTTGACATCTTTTCGGCTTCAGCAGAAACTTCCTGATTCGCAGAGTCGAAGTACTTGTTTGCTTCTTTTCTGTCAATCTCACCACCTTCGAAATCACCTTTTCCGTATTTCTCAAGTGCGCTCTTCATGAGCGTCGCGCCTTTGTGATATGATTCTTGATAATTGTCTTCCATTTCCTTAGTTTTCTAATAAATAGTCATCATTTTCCTTTATCACCTCAGATAACTGCTGAGACATAGTATTAAGTTCCTCATTTATAAGGAAATTCTTCTGATATATTGGCGTGTTCTCAACAACATCTTCTTCTTTCTTTTCCTTGCTGAATTTTTCCGTTAATGCAATGAATGCGTTTGATGAAAATTTAGGCTCTTTTACGGCCTTACGGCGTTTCTTTTCTTCGGTTATCATATTCTTCATCATGCGGCTGATTGAAGATTCTCCAAGACCGCCGCCACCTTCTGCTGGTGGTGCGCCTGCGCCTTCTTCTGCTGCCGCAGCACCCATGTCCATGTCACCTTCAGCACCCATGTCCATATCCATGTCGCCTTCTCCGCCGCCTTCTTCACCGAAGTCGAATTCACCGCCGCCTGCGAAGCCGCCCATTCCGCCGCCACCGCCACCGCCGGGACCGCCTTCTTCGCCTTCACCGCCGCCTTGGCCTGAATAGTCTGCGCCGGGTTCACCGTAGATATTGTCAACCGGGTCGAATACGTGGGTTCTCTTGATGATTTGACTGGTCTGTTCAAGTTCTGCTGCAAGCGCACGTTCAAGACGTATGTTCTCAAGATTTTCCTTGATTTCTTCGTCTGACATACCCATTATTTCCTTCCAAGCCCTTGTTGCCGAATACAATGGTATTCCGCTACCGCCGTCTGTCATTGCATCCTTTGCGGTAGTTACCTTCTTTGCGAGGTTTTCTAATTCCATCATTTCAGCCTGTGATGACGGGTTGTTCATCGTAAGGGTAAAGTTTGTCAAATCCTCGATAAAACCTGAAAGATACAGATGGATGATACAAATCTTGTTCAATTCCATAATGAGAGCCTGTTGTATTCTGTTAACAGTCCTAGTAAAACGGACGTCCATCATTGAAAGATTCTTTCCATCACCTTGGCTTTCTTCATAGTTAAGGAACGTCTTCGGAACACGTAATGCGGTAAACACCTTATTCTGAACATATTTGATGTCATCCATCGCCGTCATGTTCTGTGCGCCCTGCAATGTATCGATTGGGTTTGGTGCATTTTCGTCTCGAACAGGAATGAAAAAGTCTTCTGATACGTTAAGCAGATTCTTTCTCAAATCGAGTTGTCCAGTAAGCGGGTCTACGATTGGGGTTCTCTTGAAGTTGTCAGCCACAGTATCAACATACGCCGGCACATCAGCGGGATTCATAGTTCCTACGTTGATTTTGAAAACACGACGTTCTATAGAACGTTCAAGTCTGTAAATCAACATCATATCTTCCATCATAGATAGCATTCTGAAATGCCTTCTTGCTTTGTTAAGTGCGGATACACCATAGGGAAGGAATAATGAATCATATAATAGTCTGAAGTGGGCAATCTGCCAATTCATATATGCGGATATGTCATTTGTCGCTCCGACCCACACGAATTTAGTAGTTCCCGGTTTGTTAAGGTCATCATCCGTAACTCGTTTAAATGCTGACGCGTATGGGTTTTCCATACCGCTTTCATAACGCTCAATCTCATAAACAGGTAACTGTTTCCAACCTGTAATTCCGTTTTCTTTACTCACGTTAAGCAGCATAAACGTATTTCCGTACTTACACATTGAACGGCAAATCATCGGAAGTGTGACGTGTATGGACAGACGGTTAACGAGAAGGTCTTGCAGAATAGCCTTGATTCTTGGTGACTTCGATGTTACATTCACCATGAATCCGTTGTTCTTAACGATACACGCTTCTTCAGAAAATATGTCGAGTGCTGCACCAATTTCAGGGAATGTATCCATAAGGTCAGCATCGCGATACATCATCTTTACCTCGTTAAGTGAAGCCAAAGCGCGGTTTTCGATGTCAAGTTGACTTCTTCTCCATTGCTTTGCTAAGTATCTGTCCTGCTTGAACTCTAACGATTTGGACAGAAAATCATCTCTGTCCTTTGTTCTGTATAATATGGTGTCATTGCTGATTCCATATGAATTGATGTTACCGGTTTGGGTCGTTTGTGGCGTTGAACCGGTAAAAACATTTGTTAATCTTTGGAATATTGTCGGTCTTGGCATAATATCTTATATAATGTCTTGTACTTTATAAATGCGTTTTCTGCTTACTTATCAAGTTATTGCCGTCTGTACCCACCAAGAAGTAGCATGGCGTTAAGACGCCGTTTTCTGTCATCCTCCATCTGTCGAGAACTGTAGAATGGGAATACTGTGTTTTCTTTCATATTCACCTTGTCTTGCAGTTTCATAGACCTGTTGTCTGTAGTATAACTGTTGTTAACCCTCCACGATTTGACAATCGACATATCCATTTCCCTTGTCTTTTCATTACGAAGCATGAAATACTGCATAATGAATATTCCCATTGACAGACAGGTAAGCGTATCATCGTGCATACCGTCCATATGGTCAGGTCTTCCGTTCTTCCATACCCAAGTTTCCATTTCTGTGATTACTCTCATAGAACGGATTCTGAATGTGTTTTCTTTAACTGCGGTTACGAATGATTGAATCATTTGCATACGAAGGCCGTTGTTGCGGAAACCGGGAAGCATATCACCGTACTTGAGGTTGAATTTTGAATAAGCCCTTTCAATCGTATAACTCTTAAGTTGCGGCTGCTCATAATAAAGGTTGTCATAACCCATACGCTGCAACGTAAGGACTGTAGCGTCACCATAGCCACCAATGCACTCTACAACAACCAATGCGTTGTTGAACGATGATGCGTATTGGAATACCATCTCTCCAATTTCGTCGCCAGTTCTTTTTCCGTAATACTCAAGTACCTGATTTACATATGGGTATCCATTTTCGTCAATCGCGTCAACGTCGAATATTTCAATGGCAGTTCTATCGTCAGCCGCTCCAGATGACGGGTCTACGGCGCATATGTACCTATGCCCCGGTATTGGGTCTTGCCATATCCAAGTTTCATGAACAAATTCATCTTTAAGTTCCCAATCTTCAGGCAGTTGTATTACATTTTGTTTCAACTGCATTTCGATTGTTTCAGGTGAAATAACGTTATCCGAAGAACCAAGGAATGAAACTTCCAACTCTTGG